GCCTTCCCCGAGCGCCATTGCGGTTTCTGTCCTGGCAATCATTCGGGCCTTCTCTGGGCTGAATACGTGTTCGTTATATATCAGATCGGTTGTTGTTTCGATTGATTCGCCTGCAAGAATACTATTCGCAACAATACTTCGAACCCGTTCCTTCGTAGTATCTGCGACCCCCTGGATCATTGTGGCGGCCTTTTCCCTTGCCCACTCTCCCGCAATGCGCTGAACCGTCACCCCTGCAACCCCTGGGAACTCCGCAACATACGCGGTCGAGTAAGCCGCTATCAGTTCCTCAACAATCTCATCTTCATACTTTGCAACCCAGTTCCAATCATACCCGTCGATATCTGCAATCTCTAACTTGGTGAATATCATTAGCCGATCCTCCGTATATACTCAATCAAACCGGCACGCTCGTTTCGCAACCGCCTTGCCCAACTTGTATCCATTGCATCTTCTTCTTCGTTTATATCATCATCCCTGATCGTGCTTGCGGCCTTTACTACCCCCCCAGGGCTTCCCAGGCCTAGCAAACCGCCGCCTCCTGACTGCTCCAGGTATTCGTCACCCCCATCAGTTTCTCCATACCCCAAAAGTGCCCGCGACTCATTACGTGTCAGGAATCCGCCCTGGTATCCCCGCTCGGCAATGTTCAGGTTCAATTCGCGATTCTCCGGAGTAGGATCGACGTAATCCAGGGATAACGTCTTATCTACCAGGTGAACAAGGCGCTCGTTTATTGCCTGTTTTATTCTTTCCAACCTGGGAATCAGGATATGCCGGCCGAAGAACTCGTCGCCCGCTTCGGCATTAGCTCGGTTGACCGATTCGGTGATACCCATAACCGACAGCGGGATCCCGTAAGCCCCCAGGATAATATCACGGTTGACCCTTCTTAGTTCGTTCATCTGCATATCGCGCTGACTGAACTTGCGGTCTACCCACTTGCCCCGCTCCAGGATCGCAACCCTATGAGCGTTCGCGACGCCCTGGTGCTGTTGCCCCCACCTGGTTACCAGGCGTTCGAAGTCCTGGTCGCTCATTCCTTCGTCGAATTGGAGTATGCCCCCAGGCATCGCTCCATTCGAGAAGAAATTCCGCGTCCATTGTGATGCCATTTGCTCTGCACCCAAATCCATCGCCATCGCCTGAACTGTACCGATTCCCCTATAGGGGTCAACGGGGCTTGGCCTGCGAATAAATATCACATCCTTGCGTTCTAATGGAATTTGAGTCTGGCCGATCGTGTACACGTACCCCGCCACGAACTCAGTAGGATGAGGAACCGGCCGTATTCGGTCGGGGCGAATGTTCCATATTTCTACAGGGCGTCCGCCCCTGTTTCGTACAATCAACCACCATATTTCACCGGTCAATTCAAAGTGCTGTATCGAGGTTTCGATGAATTCGTGTCTGGTGGTAAATGGATTGACTGAGTTCCACATATCCAAAAGCGGGTGCTTCGGGATATCTCTGTGTTCGCCGTCGGGCATTGCACGCTTCAGATTCCAACCAACTGCCGCAGTCGATGCCGCTACCCTGTCAACAACCGCGAACAACCATGACGTTGATGATAGCGATTGCAACTGCGAAAGCTGATTCGGCGACGCAAGACCACCACCGACGCCATTGATATTCACCCCCGTCGCAATTGATTGCGGCGGCCGTTCGGTGTTGGCCTTGTAGAACCCTTGAATACCCCTACTGAGCAACGTCATTGCCTAATTCCTTCCCGTGGCAAGCCCTTGGGCAATTACCACTAAAACAATTCCCAATGCAATTATTGATGCGACCGGAGATAACACCCACAAGCCCGAAACAATCATCGAAATCCCCATGATTTCCATAATGTGCGGAATAGCCTGAACCCGCATCCATCCCACTCTCTGAGCTATTCTTCGAAACACCCTCATATCAATAACCACCTTATATTCGGTCGCCCCTTCTGACTCAAATCAGTCATACCCCACACCAGGGCATCCAACCGATCGGGGCTTGAAGGTGTTTCTGGTGTCCAGGATACCATTTGTTCTTCAAGGAGCGGCATGTTGGGTGCATGAAACACCTTTCCTTGCTCATATAACGCCGCAATAGGTTCCGCCCGCATACGCTTCCCCCTGGTGGCATGAACCGCCGTATAGGGTACCGTTGAATTGATCGTTCGCAAGGTATGTTCGATCATATCGCCGCCGTTATTTACTTCCCCGATTATCCGGTCGGCGTTGTGTATATCAAACGCATCAATCGCCTTTGCGGCCCATTGGTCAGGTGAATATTTCCCAGAATAATCAGCCAGAACGTAAAACGAATCCCATGACGCCCTTCCGACAACTATAATTCCTGTCTCGTCTGAGTTCTTGTTAGCTGTCACCGCGGGGTCTATCGCTACCACTACCCGCTCCAGGTCTGGTATGTCAGGAGTCTGAACCGAATGTATCATTGACCACTGCCACAACGCACCTGGTACGTCATCAAGCCATTCGGCGAGGATTTCCTGGCGCCCGATTCTGGTTCCCCCGTATTGTTGTTCAAGGCGTGCCTGAACCGAGGCAGAGAGCGTCGGGTTGTCGAATGTGGTAGCCCTTACCGTTGCGGTCGAATCCATCTCCGACAGATCGCGAACAAAGTCGCGATTCTTCGGAGTCGTCGTAACAATAGCCTTCGGATGTTCGCCCAGGCGCAAACCGAACTGAGCCTGATGCCAACTCGCTTCATTCCACAGGGCTAACTCGTCCGCCCAAAGTAGCGAAAATTGCGGGCCATTCCATCGGGCAGGCTCTTCCGATCCCATAAATTTCACATATCCGCCTGCGATGTGGTGCGCCTCACCTATCGAACGATTATATTTGAACTCACCAGGTGCAAGATTTATCAGACCCGTGACCCCTTCCGCACATACGTCTCGAGCGTCTGCAATTGTTGGGGCGCCAACCCCAACTCTTGCACGTTTGCCCATTGCCCTCAAATGATCCAGGACGTAATGAGTACCGGCCATAGTCTTACCACTGCCACGCCCCCCCAGGAGCAACCAGACATCCCAGTTCCCTTCTGGGGCTACCTGGTGCGGCAGAGGTTCCCATTTATTATTGCCGTTATCCCATAATTCACGGGCTGATTGAAGAATGATCTCTTTATTTACCATCACCCGACCGCCATAAGAAATTCGTTTCTTGCTTCTGGTTTATCCCTGAAATCTCCTACCAGGTAATTCGTTACCATAGCGCTACGCTGTTGACCGACCCCTCTTGCCATCATGCACAGATGTTGCGCTTTTACATGAACCGCAACCGACCGCACATTCGGTTGAAGTGCCTCTGCGATTTGCCTGGTCAAATGCTCCTGCGTTTGAAGCCTCCTTGCATAGATACCGACAATCCTTGACAGCTTTGATATTCCTAACACCTTGCCCTCTGGTATATACGCAACCGATGCAGTTCCGAAGAATGGGAGCATATGGTGTTCGCACGTCGAATAGAATTGAATATCTTTTGATATAATCATTTCGTCAGTATCGTCATCGAACCATCGCATAATGCTTTCGGGGTCTGTTTCGTATCCGCCGAACAACTCTTTCCAGGAGTTGACCACCCGCTTCGGAGTGTCCTGCAACCCGTTTCTGTTCTGATCTTCACCAAGCCATTGAATAATCCTTCGAACAGACATTTCGATATCCTGCTCAGGTGTTTCTTCCCAGGGAAAATGAACCCATTCATCAATCTTTTCTTCCTGCTTGTCCACAAGCGTGAAGAATGGTTTCTCGTACTGATCCCGTGTTGCCCCGCTGTCCAGGATGTCGTCAACAATAATATCTGCATCTTCAGGATCATCAACTATCACGACATCTCTCTTCCCCTGTATCAACCCCGCAACAATGGAGCCACCCCTGGGAACCCCCCATATCGTCATTCTGTTCAAATCAAATCCATCTTCCTCAGCTTCCGATATCAATAGGTCGACATATAAACTGACATCCTTCCAAGATAAATCTAGCATCACTCTACTCCAATCAATTTGTGGGTTTGCAAACTTAGTTTCCAATCTTTCAATTCGTATAATTTAGCAAGTGTCATTTCCAGGTTTCTTTTCGATTGCCCTGGGTCGTCCGCGTCTATTGGCTGAAGGTACCTGGTTGACGCATTGATACCCACATAATTTTCCGGCCGTATAGCGGGATTCGGGTGCGGGTAGAGCAGTTTCAACGAATCGCATTCGGTCAGAACTGTCTGCTCTGCCGGTAATTTAGGCGAAACCGTTACATGATCCACCTGGGCATTCAATTGCCTGGTACCATTCGTCTCAACTGCAACTTTATATCCCGCATCGTGAAGGGCATCCACCAGGGCCGAATCAACCTGTAAAGCCGGCTCGCCCCCCGATATAGTGACCCAGGTAACATCACCTAAATTGTACAATGTAGTTATAATATCTTTCGCTTCCATCATGGTATGAGAAAAGAAGTCCGTATCGCAGAACGGGCATTGTGATTCGCTTCGTGTTTCCTGTCGTCCATCCCACATGTTGCAACCAGACAATCGAATGAAATGGCAAACGGTTCCGGTCA